ATAATTGCGTTGAGTGCCAGCCCTGACAGGTCGGCATACACCGAACTGATTGCAGTCCAAACAGCAGTGTTGTCTGTGACTGTGCTGCCAATATCAGTTGGCCACGTTGGCTCTGAGCTTGCTGACGTTCCAGCCGTGGTGCATTTGAACACCAAGCCGCTGTTCTGCGTAACGCTCGCACGACGGATGTCGCCAACAGCGAAAGCGGTACTAGCAGCCCAAGCAGCAACAGCCATTACGGTTCAAAGACTTGCCTGAATGTTGCCTGGATTGTGGCGCGATTCAAGTACGGAATTGACTTGCTCCACTGCTCGCAGACAAACTTAGAGCTGCTGGCTTCACCTGGCGGTGTGAAGTCAAAGCTTGCGCTATCTGCAGCTCTTGCGTCTAGGAAAGTTTCGATTGTGTCTGAGTCGGTTTCTGAAACTTCAAAAGTCAAGCTGTATGACTTTGGGTTTTGATTCAAACCAAAACTCAAACGTTGCTCGTAGCCATCACCGAAACGCACTGTGCGGGTTGCTGGTGCGCTTGATTTTTGGATGCCGTAAGCAGGCGTGATTGATGGAAAGGTTGCCATTATGCAAGTAAACCTCCAGGGCGTTTCTGTTTGATCAACTCTGCTTGAACAGCAGCGCCAAGCATCTTGCCGAGTTGTCCTGCTTGTTCAGAATCGCCTTCAACACTAGAGCCAGAGGCATCGACGTTCACAGTTACGTTAGCGCTGCCCATTGCATTGTTCGGAACAATGTTGCCTTGAGCACCTGGAACAAACAGCTCAGGCCCACGCTCTCCAACAATGTAACTGTTGCCCTTGGTGACTGAACCTCCCAGCGCTGCCATCCCTCCAAACTGTCCACTAAAACCAGTTGGTGTAACAATCGCATTTTGCGTCATCTGAGGAGCTGACCCAGGTAGCGCTTTAGGACCGCTGCTGCCCATCCCGCCAAAAAAGGTCAAGCCAATTTTTAAAATTTGCATTTTTATTTGAGCCGCAATTATTTGTGCGGCCATGTCTAAGAAATGATCTGCTGTGCGTTGGAACAGATTGGCCAACGCTTCTTGAGCGGACATGCTACCTGTAATTATTCCTTTAAACGACTCGCTAAACGCATCTCCAACTGCGCTTGCCGCAGCAATAACTTGATTTGCAGGGTCAATAAGATCATTAAGAATGCCCTGGATTCGCTCAATTTCTTCTTTTATGTTTTCTGCAGGAGTTTTTTCGCCTTCAACCTCACCCTTCGCTTTCTTGCCTTTTTCCCTAATTTCGTTTTCGCGCTCCAAAGCGTCGTTTAGTGCTTCTTGCGCGGCTGCGTGACGGTCAGTGCCAACAGTCTGAGCGACAATAATTCTTAAAATGTTAATCTGTATTTCATTCGAGCGGAGCTGTTTTTCTACAAGTTCTTCAATTTCTTTTACTTGCTTTTTAGCTTCAATAACTTGCTGCGCTGCAGCAGTTGTAGAGCCGCTCATAATCAGCTCTCCGTATTCCCGCTCAAATGCGTTACGGTCTTTTAACCTGTCTAATGTTCTCTGGACAGGTTCAAGTGTTCTCTCACTTGCTTTAACGGCACGCTCTGTAGCGACAGCAATTTCTCGTTCAAACTGAAGTGTTGCAAGCTTTTCTGCATTTGTTTCAATAGCCTTGCTTAAAGAAATGTCCTCAAGGTCTGTTAATCGCTGACGTTCCGCTTTTGCAGTTTCACGTATTTGAGCAATACGTCTTTCAAACGCTAATTTTCGGCGGACAATGCCAGCGCCTTCGCTGCTTAATCCATTAACTCTTTGCTCTGCTTCAATTAAAGAATTAACGACGCCAAGGCGTCTTCTAAGGTTAATTGTTGGATCTGCTTTTGAGCCTGTCGATTTTGGTTTGTCTTTGTCTTCGCCGTCCCCGTCACCTTCAGGTATGTCAACCGTCACAGGGACTTGACCGCCGTACTGAGTGAGCAGGCTTGCCATTTGCTCGGTTTTTAAATTATTTGCAGTAGTTGTTCGCGCCCCATACGGCACGCCTTCTGCCGCTTTAGCAGCATCTCTCGTGTTTTTGTCCTGCAGTTTTTTCACTTCTGCATCAAGTTTTTTGCCCTCAGGCGTGTCTTTTAAATTTTCTTGCAGAGTTTTAAACCTTCTGCTTATGTTTATATCTCCTACAGTCTTGTTAAGGAAATCTACTACCGGTTTCAGGTAATAAGCCATGAACGAATCAAAAGCCAAGCTAAGTTCTGCCATTTCAGTGTCAAGCTCGCCTGACGCTTCGTTAAAATCTTGCAAACTTTGAACACCATCGTTGCCTATTAAATGAACCAATTCTGCTGCGTTTAATTCAGCCAATTTTTCTACTTCGCCCAGCTCTTCAAGTTTTCTTGCTAGCTTTTCCGTTTCTTCATTACTGTATAAAGAATTTTCTGTTAAAAAATCAAACGAACCGCCAACAGTAGATACAGCTTTTGCGGTTTCTTTTATTTTTTCGATTGCTGCATCTATCTGAGCGCCTATAGCACTGCCAAGGATTTGACCGCCAAAACCACCTTTGCTGCCTAACAGGCCGCCAGTAATTGAGCCCGCTCCACCGCCAAATAGCAGCGGGAAGCCAACGCCAAGCAAAGCGCTTTGAACACCTTTTTGGCGGGCGCTTCTCGCTTTTGCAGCTTCGCGATCAGCTTTTTTGCGAGCGTCCGCAACCTTTTTATCGAGTCTTTCTTGATTTTCAGCGACCTTACGATTAGCCTTTTTGCGAGCTTCCGTGCGATTTCTAAGACGCCTGTCAAAGTCTCTTCCATATATTTTATCTTGTTTAATAATATCATCAAAAACTCCCTTATTAAGTTCTTTCTGAGACTTAAACTTTTTAAGGCGCGAATTAAACTCCTCTGTTTCTAGTTTTTTATTAAATCCTAACTCAAGCTGGTTAATTTCTTCAGCAAAACTTTTGCGTTTTTGGGCCGTCTTAGTGACAAGAGCCTCAACCCCTCTTGCGGCTGCAGTAGCCGCTGCTATTTCTTGATTAAAATTCGGGGGCAAAGCAGCTCCCGAAACTTGAGGAGAAGGGCCAATCGGGGAAGAATACTGGCCAAGCCCTTTTCGCCTTTGTCGCGTCACACGAAGCGGTTCCGTGCGTAATGGTCTGCCAGAAAGCTGACTAGCTCTTTGACTAAAAGCGGCAAAACCTGAGCCAGAATTAGTCAACTGACTTTGAATCCGACTTCTTGCATTTAACTCTCTGTTTAACTCTCTTTCTGCTCTTGCCGCCTGCAAAATAGCTAACTTGTAGCTCCTAGTCCCTCGAACAGCTGCATTTAAGTTTAAATTCGCCGCCCCAAGCGACTGGCTTAAATCATTAAAGCTGCCCGTAGCCTTATTGGCAGCACCACGCAGCAAAGTATTTATTTTGTCAATATTTCGCTCTGTAGTTTTTAGTTTTTGATTAAAAGTAGTAAGAGCTGCAGCTTTTACTGCGACTGCAATATCTACGTTGTAATTAGCCACAGCGAAACACGTAGAGCCTTGCGCTCCAGTCTACCGCCCACCCATCGTTCGCGCCCCTTTGCCTGCCTTAGCGTTCTGGATCGCCTTCTCCTGCTGCTCGTTATGCAACTCAAAGTAAGCAGCCCAGCCGACCAGCTCTTCTTGCGTCAAATCACGCGAAAGCTGAGCGACCGTCATGCCCAGCTCCTTTGCCAAGAAGAAAATAAAATACCAGTCGTTACTTGCTTTTGAGGTCTGCTTTCGCTTCCTCCACCTTGTGCTCCGTTCCAGAGTTCAGCATGGCAAGCTGAATCTCTTGGAGGACAGAAGCAGCTACAGCGTTTCTAAGTGCGGCCCGCTCACCATCCTGGAAGAGGCGTTTGCCATCCTCATCCAATGCTTTTTCGATCATCAGCCCTAAAGCAAAGTCGTTGTTTTCGCCAGCATCAACTTTTTTCTGAATCGACTCGCGCTCATCAATAGTAAGCGGGTGCCAAAACACCTCAAGCACCACTTCGTCGCCTTCTTTTACCTCGTACTTGTAAAGCTGGCTAACGCCAAACTTGTTCCGAAGCAGTTCGGTGGCCCGCATAAATCAATGCCATTTCGATCAATATACTACACGACTGCAGTAAATTGACAAGAAATAATGCCCAAAAAATGCGCTCGGTCTTCTAGCTCAATAGGGCTTGGGCCAGTAACGTCCATAACCCTTGGAGAAACGCTAAACGTATCTGTATAGTCAGTGGCGTTTACTGACGTCAAGCCGTCAATAACAGATTCACTAACGGCAGACAGGACAGATGTTCCGGCTGATTTTGGAACGTAAACGTCGCACCGAATCACACCGCTGTAATAATCAGATGCTGCGCCTTGGTTTTGAAGCGTTGAACGATTAAAGTTGACGCTCATAACAACGTATTTTGTAGTCTTACCAGGAGTTGTAAAACGAACGTTGTCATAGACCATCAGCACTGTGTCATCAGCGTCTGTAACAGCGTCAGTGACTGCTTTTTCAAAAGCAGCGCGAGCATTTACGAGAGTCATGGGTTAAGAGTAAATTTCACCAAACCTTTCATACCCCTTGGGAGAAAACTCTTCTTGACCAGTAAAAGCAAAAATTCTTCCAGCTTTTTTCTCACGAAAAGCCTCTGCGACTAAAGCTCCCATTTCACCCTGCACATAACCAGTTATGCTATTAGCCTCCAATGGATTTCTTGTAACAAGAGCAGATCTTGCATATACAACTGTGTTTCCTATGTAAACAGTAGGTTGCTTTTTGTAATTAAAAACTGGCACTTTGTAGCGAGGTCTTACGTCCTCCATTTTTTTGCCGCGTTCATATTTTGACCACGGTGCAAAATCTTTTTTGTCGTCTTTGTTTTGGGGCCTTTGAGTCGAAGCCTTCCAGCTTGATGCAAAAAATCCTGTATCTTTTGGGCTAACTTTAGGCAAATCTTTGGCAATCATTTGAATTAAATCATTGTAATCACTGTTTATCTGACGCTCAAGATCAGTATAAATTTGCCCAATACCGCGACTTTTTGCCATTAGAACCGCACCCTTACAATATAAAGATACTCTTGGCCGCCACGGTAAGTTTCAATGTTTGTAATTTGAGCAGCCTCGTCTGAACCTGCAAATCTAAGCGTGACTTCATCCTGCATCGTGGGCTGATTGTCACCAATTTGATCAGGAGCAATGTAAATACGAGCTTGTCGCTCTTCTTTGCCGTCCTGCTCCTCAGACCGGATAAATTCAACCGGGCACTTTAAATCAGAGTAAGGACGGTCAAATAAAGTAAATGATCCCTTCTCGACGTCGTATTCACCGTCAAATTTACGTGTGTAATCAATAGTCGTGTCCAAGCTATCGCCAAGATCCTTGACGATTGACTTGGCTGCAGCTCGAAAAGCTTTGTCTAGCGCTCCGGGCATGTCAACCTCTCACGGTACGGACTTGGTAACCGCCGCTCCCACCAAGGCAATAAGCGCCAAGGTAAGACTGGAGCCAAGGATAAACATCAAAGACATTATTGACGGTTCCCGTAGTCTGGCTAGCAGTGTTGTACTTGACCTCCATCTCTCCGAGTTTGACGGACTCGTATAACCCCGTATCGCCGGTAGACCCTGTAATTGCCTCCGTGTCATTGGCTAAAGCATTCGCCAACTCGAATGCAGCGTATTTGATGTCGTTTGGGATAGCTGTGCAAACTAGCTCTACCCGGTCAACGTGATAATTATTGCGAGGCCAGCTCAAAGCTTGCTCTGAATCGCAACGATCACCATAAAAATTCAACGTGTCAATCCAGCGGGTGGCTGAGATCAATGCACGATTTTTGTTGTCATCAGTCTTGTCGTCCCAGTTGGTGCTGCTTGGGACGGTTTCAAAGTATGAGTCGGCCTCAGCCAAGGTCACGTAGCTGTTGGCTGATGAGCTGCTGAGAGTAGCGGTGATCGTTGCAGCCACGAGTTACTTCCCTACCTTTTTCATTGCCATTTTATGCGCTTCCGTAAAGGTCTTACCAGCCTTCATCAGACGCCGCATCTCGGCCATGTGTTTTTTGGTGTGATGCTCTGCATGGCGTTCCATCGCGGTTTTTTGCCGGGTGGTCAGCTTTTTAGGAGTGCCGTATGCCATGCCAAAAAGAAGGTGGCCCCACCTAATGGTAGGGCCGTTTGTCTCGTCAGGATCAGGTGGTGGCGTTATCCAGAGGAGAGTTGACGAAGATCTCAACCATAGGGATGAGGTCGATGTCGTAGGTGGCAGACCAGTTGCTGCCGGTACGCAGGTTTGCGTTGGTGGGGTTGTCGTCAGAGGAGCCCCACTTGGTGCCCATGACGTGATAGGCAGAGTGGTAGTCCACAGACAGGACGTCTTGCTTCGAGAGCACGTTCCGGTCAGCTTCAATCCGAAGATCCTGCTGCACACCCTCAAGGATGGTGCCGGACTTCATCATGTAGCAACGGAACTCCTGACGGTTGCCAGAAGAAGTCGGGTCATTGATGTTGACCTGAGAGTCAACGATGACGCGACAACCAGCAAACTCACCAACCTCACGAGCGCCGACGCCAACACCGCCGCCACCCCAGGTCACTGCGCCAGAAGCGGCGAGTGCAGAGGTAGAGAAGGTCAGCAGACCCACCTGATACAGGTAGTAAGCGACAGAGGGGTGAACGATCAGAAGATCCATCTCCTCACCACGCTCACCCAGTTTGGAGCGAGCTTCTGCAACAGTTGCAGCGGTCAGGTAGTTGGACTCAGAAGTAGCGCCAGAACCACCCAGGTTCTTCTCAAGACGATGGTCGTTGAGAGCAGTGTGGAACAAGCCGGTCAGCTGCTCAAACAAACGAGCACTGTTCAGCTTGTTGATTGCATCAGCCAGCTGGTTGCGGATGTGAAGCATGGGGTCTTCACCCGCTGCCAAAATCGCAACGTCATCCACGGCGTAGGCAAAACCACGGTGAACGATGGTTGCAATTTGGGTTCCGGTGCCAACCTTTTGAGGGGTCAGGTAACCAGCGCCACTGGTGCCCCAAGTCGCAGTACCGTCAAAAATTTCTTCTGTCGGTGCAACGGGGTTGAACTCAGGAACCTGAATCCGGGTGCCACCTTCACGAGCGTCAAGCAGTGAATTACGCACCACAGCGCCAGACTTGATGAACTGGCTGCGTTCTTTGATTGCCTCAGACACATAGGTGCTGAGATTATTCCTTTTTACGATGTCCGCGAGTAGG